CCTTCACCACCAGCAACTGGGGTAAAACCATGTTGCGTGGTAAAATCTGCCACAGCACCATGCAACGGGGTGGATGATCTATCTCTTCCTGATAAATTAACTCCATGTGTTTCACGAGAGAGGGAAGATTGATATCTTTCTACCCCCTGTTTGAATCCTGAGAAAAAACCACCCCCACGAGCACGAGAAGGAGTTTCCACCGGTCTTGGTTTATCTGGTTCATATAGAACAATATTTTTCGGTCTTGGTTTATTTGGTTCATATAGAACAATATCTTTTGGATCTTTTGGATCTTTTGGTTTTGGATCTTTTGGTTTTGGATCTTTTGGTTTCTTTTTACCAAGCCACCGCTGAGCCGCTCGGGTGCGCCTGGGAGCAGAAGAACTAGCAGGATTTGCACTAATTGGGAGCCCCTTCTTGGGGCCCCTTGCTTCTAATAACCAATTATTAAACTGTAACATATTGAATGTCCTTCATTATTCTATTTATAGAATTAGGTATCCTTACGGGTGACAGAAATTATTTTTTCTATTTGCTTTTTTAATTTAATTTCTCTATCGGGCCAATAGATGTAATTTTTATCTGATGATTTCATCAAATTATACAAAAGAGGAAGAATCATTTCTTCAATGGATATCATTCTCTCTTTAGTATTTTGTTCCAATTCATGCTTTCTTTCTTCAATCTCATCTATAATGACCTTAATATTATCAGAATTATTTTGCATGGCTTGTGAAAACTCATTAGTTTCGATATTCAATATCTTATCAATTTTTTCCTCAATCCTAGAAAAATCCAAATCATTAGAAATATTATCATCATCAGAATCTAATAGCATAAAAATAGAGTTTATTCTGGAATTTATCTTTTCCATATTCTCTATGATTTCATCAGAAGAAACAACAGAAGATTGAACTTGTTCTTCTGATTCAACAGAATCATCGTCCACCGCAGTGAATCCGAAATCAAAATCCGTGTTGAAATATTCCTCTAAAGGAACAAATTGTTTTTCTGAATCAGACATTATGATGTTTTGTTTCTACTTGTTCTTTTTGAGGTCTGGGTCAAAAGTTCGGATCTTCTTTTGCCACCCAAAATTTTCAATCTGGTGTTTCTTACATCGTGCGCACGTTTTCCTCTTGCACTTGCATACTTTCTTGTTAGTGGTAGTTTGTACTTTACATATTTTTCTTCTTCTTTGCCAGTATCGGCACCAGCGAAGAAATCCCATACTCTCCCAAGAATATTTCTATTCTCATTCAGCATAGAGACAAGATTATTCAATGCGAATATGTGCTCCAACACCAACTCTCGATTTTCCTCTTCGGTCAAATTGTCTTGTTTTATTTGATTTATAAAGTTCTCTACTAGTTCATTTCGTTCCATAAGACAAATCCTTTTAAATAAATATTGATATAATATATATAATAAGGAAAAGGAGACTTAGCCATGATGGATGTATATCGAGGTCTATTTCTTGTAGATATAACGGGAGACGCAGGAATATCTGCAAATAAGGGTGTCATTCTCACAAGCAATAACACAACTGCCGTAACTGTAACACTAACCTTCTTTGATATTTTTGGTCTGACGGGAGCCACTGCTAATGTGTCCACATCGGGCGGTCAACCAACCGTTGTTCCTATGATGGTGAAGGGTGTTGGAGCGGTTTCTGGAGGCAAAGTCTTAGGAATCAACTGATTTATTATCCTCTATTTGTAGAGGATAATCAGCAAAAGACTTCAATTTTTTCGCTTCTCTTTTAGAGAGAGTTCCGTCGTCTCCGAGAACATTCTTTAAATCTTTATATAACCTGATATAATAATACTTCTCAAGCATCTTATAGATGACATTCTTGGGAAGTTTGTTATATTTCCCATACTTCTTTATTTGTTCTGGAGTCATATCACGATTAAATCCATCATCTTTGGCTTTAGTGATATCCTGCCCTATATTGATAATGTCTTTCATATCTTGTTCTATTTCCTTCAATTTTCCGGAAACAGCAGTGCTCAGGTTGGCAACATCATCATCATCTAATTCTTCCAATTCCTTGAAGTCGATAAGATCACGAACAAATTCACCCTTAACAACATCTAAACCATAGACCTTATTTTTAAATTGCTTAACATATAAGTTTGCATCTATTGGAGAAGAGTCTGAAATTTTCTCAAATTTGTTTGTTCCTATGTTATAAACAGCATCAGATAAGTCATTTGCACGATTAAATATATTTTCGTCTACTATAACAAAATAGTTTATGGGGTGTTTAGTTCCTGTAATTTCTTTTCCATTAGCACGCAGTGCTTCTTTCTTCAGTTTATCATGCATCATTGCACGTTTCTCTACAGGAACATCAAAAAGAATATTAATATCTAAATCGGCATCTTTTCTATATTGTTTTGTTAGAATGGAACCTATCAATCTATAATCTTTAACCGATGCAATTTTAGAAAATTTTTCTATTTGCTTTTCTATTGTGCTTCTAATGTGTCGTTTTAATGTTGGACGTTTAGAATGAAATCTATCAAAGATACTCCTCGAATAATCTTTCCGAGGAATATCAATGATAGATTCAATCAATTTGTTATATGTGAGTCCCATCAATCCTCTTCAAAAATTTCCTCTGGATCATAGTTAAAATATTCATTCAAAGCAGCAGTAGTTATGTTCATATTTTCTAAAATTTCGTAAATATTTTCGGTCTCTATTGTTTCTTCTGTTAGGATACCACCTTCCATAAGGCCATCAAAAAAATCTGAAACAATTTGTTCGACTAATTCTTTATGTTCTAAATTGTGCATAATTTGCTCCTTTATTAATTTAGATTTTTTTCTAATCGTCTATAGACGATTTCATTTTATGTCTTATTTTGTTTTCTTTAACATTTCGTCTAATTGAAATGCTAAATTAAAGATATAATCAATTGCCTCATTAACATAAATGGCAGTGTCTTCTTCATTAAGAGATTCGTTTAAACTTCCATCTAGAATATCAGAAAGATATTGCTCTGCAAGAGAAAGCGACCCCCCTTCAATATTTTGAACCTCTGTTATTTCTTCATTGAGAGGTTCTGGTTGCGGGGAATGAGACACAACAACTTGCATTGCTGCATCTTTAAGGCTGTTATGGGAGTTTCTAGAAATTGTCATAGTTAGGTTCCTTTTTATTTTCTAATTATATTATCTATCTTCTGGATAAGTATATGGGGGATTTTTTTCTCCGCCCGGGTTTTCAATTTTCTTTTTTATGTCATATTTCCATTCCCCGGCATTCGGGTGGTCTTGTGCTGCTTTGAGAACTTCATGGTTGTCGCTGTGCTGCCACGCGTGCCATACAGTCTCTTCACCGGATTTGGGGTGTTTAAGTGCGGCTAGTGCAATATTGGGATTTTTATGGCCCCCCATAGGAGCAATACTATCTTCATCAGAGTATGAGTGAGAAAGTATCAGGTTTCCAAGTTCGTCATCTTCCCGAGCATCATGATGCATCGATGCATGATATAATGTCTTGGTGTCCGCTTTTGAATGCTGAACAGCCGCTTTAACGACACTTAAATCATCATGCTTCGCAGCAATTCTTGTGTCGTGATGATCCGACAAAGAATGAGAAAGTGCAACTTTAACAGTATCTGGATCATCACTACGAGCAAAATGTTCAACATGTTCTTTATTAGCATCAGAGTGCGATAATGCCATTTTGGCAATTTGATGCATGGTCACCTCGGATTTTGGTTTTTGAACATTCGGGTTCCGGCGAACAACCCGGACACCCTTTCGACCTTCTTCATCATGTGTGGACCAGTCTGGCCCGTGTCGCCGATCTTCGTTAATTGAGCGAGAAGGAAAAATAACATTCAATATATCTTCGTTCAAATTATTATGTGTTTTTCTTGATATTGTCATTTGAGTGTTCTCTTTATTATATATTCTTTTGTTCTTCTTGTTACGACATTCGATGAACTTTACTTGAATGTTTGAGCAGAATAATCATCTACTGAGTCTAAAAACTGCACACAGGATTTTAATAAAATATTGGATCCAACTAATTCATATTTCTCTTCTGTGAGAATTTTGTTTTTTGGCTTCCGTTTCCTGTAGTTTTTTCTACTATTGTTTTGCATACAGGCTTAAGACCCTATGTAACAAACTTTTTGAATAGTTGTGTCTTCTGATCTAATATAGATTTTATTTAGATTATTGCACTCTATAAAGATAGATTCTCCTGCTTCTAACAGATATCCTTGATTCGGATTTGATATCAATTTGTTACTACCGACCAATATATGAGAAGAGTTATTTGGATGTGCTTTTAGGTGAACACCACTTTTTAATTTTGTTGATGTTCCCATCACTGAGGCTGAGGAAGACGCATCAACCAATCCACTGTATATTACGCTTGGTTTTTCAAATTCCGTTATTTTAAGTCTAGCCTTACCGGAAATTAAATCATTTCTTATTCCAGATATATTAGACGATTCTGTGCTAATGTTGCTCAAGTTGCTAATCAAAGGCTTAGATGAACTTTCGAGTGAATTTATTATATCTGTATCATTTATACTAACTTCATTCGAAACGCTGGTATTAAGAGCAGATGTTGCCGTTACTTCAATTGCACCAGAATTTTCGCCCCTGATAATTACTGGATCATACCCAGCACCGGCGGTGAAGCCTTGAATCTTTAATGGCGATTCGCTGCCATTGGTGACACCGACAGTGCTAGAAATTGTAACATCTGCTGAAATTCCAGCACCAACGACGTTCACATTAATCGCATCACCCGAAGAACCCACCGTGGTTCCGCTACCAGTAAACAATTTCGAGTAAATATACTTATCTCCATCCCAACCATAGGCTTTGACTGAATCGGCCCCAGCAGAAAGATAACGTCCACCGCTAATTTCTACAGAACCTGTGACTTCCACACTATCCGTTAGGTTGTCTAATCGTCTACCACCTGTTATAGACACAGGGACGCCAATATCCACTCCGCTGTCACCCGCTGCCGTAGGACCAGTATATCCTTGAACCAGCATAGAACCAAGTATGGATACCCCGCCAGTAACATTAACTGGAAGTCCCCCACTTATTCCGTGAATGCTTCCCGTTATTCCTATGTGAGTGTCGCCACTAGTAGATCCTGCAACAGCAACATATTGAATCCCGGTTAGCCCAGAGGAGGCATTAACAACTGAAAATGTTCCAGAACTACCAATGTGACCACTTATTTCGGTTGCACCAGATGCTCCCTAAATTGAGATGGGCAAAGGTGTGGTTTCGGTTGCTCTATATGTGGTGAGGCTGTCCCCCCAAGCAATCTTAGAGATAGGAATGTGTGCATTTGTGAGGCCAACCCCAGAAGTCTGGAAATCGGTTGCCATATTTGCGGTATTACCGCTAATATCAATAATAATGTTTGGACCTGTATCGGGCATTCATTTTCTCCAATTTAATTCTTGAATTAATTAATAAATAGTATATTATGTATCTAATAATATGTATAAGTCATTGGAGATATTAATATGATATTCGATGATTCTTTCAAAAAAGAATTCTCTAAATTAGTAGTTCAACGAGTTTTGAATGATAAATTAGAATATATGGAAACCGTCATCGAATTAGCAGAAGAATTTGAAATAGATTTAAAAATGGCTGCTAAATGCCTGAGCAAGCCTATAATCGAAAAGATCAGTAAAGAAGCACAAGATGTTAACCTTATTGATAAAACATCAAAATTACCATTTTAATGTTGACATTCGTATTTAAAGATGTATAATTATTCATAATAGTTGCGGGTAGTTCCCGTACTTAGATGTGGGGAGTTCCCACAGAAACAAAAAGGAAAAAAACATGAGTTTTTCAGATTTCAAAAAGCGTTCGTTAAATAGCATTGATGAGTTGAGCAAGAAACTCGAAGAAACCAATTCAAAAGAATCGTTTAAAGATGAACGATTCTGGCGTCCGGAATTGGATAAAGTGGGTAACGGTTATGCAGTTATTCGATTCCTCCCCACAGGCGAGGGAGAAGATGTCCCGTGGGCAAAGTATTATTCTCACGGTTTCCAAGGAAAGGGTGGTTGGTTTATTGAAAATTGCCCAACGAGTCTTGGACAGAGTTGTCCTGTTTGTGAAGCAAATAGTGAGTTATGGAACAGCGGTGTAGAATCAGATAAAGATATTGCACGAAACCGAAAGAGACGATTACATTATGTGTCTAACATTTTTGTCGTAAGTGATCCAGCAAACCCAGAAAACGAAGGAAAGATTTTCCTTTTGAAATATGGTAAAAAGATCTTTGATAAAATTCAGGAAGCCATGCAACCTGAGTTTGAAGATGAAGATCCCATCAATCCGTTTGATTTTTGGCAAGGTGCAAATTTCAAGATGAAGGTGCGTAAAGTTGCTGGTTTTGTCAACTATGATAAAAGTGAATTTGCAGACCCTTCTGCTCTTCTTGATGGTGATGATGAAGCCCTTGAAGCACTTTGGAAGAAGCAATATCCATTGCTTCCCTTCGTCGAACCGGGTGCATATAAGTCACATAAGGAGTTAAAGACAAAGTTGGATAGGGTAGTGGGTGATGATATTCGTTCTATTGAACATAAAACCCAAACACTCGATTCATCTCCTCCTGATTCAAACGAAAGCAAAAATACCACCGAAGACAGCGATGGTGAAAATATGGATGCTCTTTCTTACTTTGAGAAGTTGGCAGGCGACTGATTGAACTATTAAATATTGATTGTCTATGAAATAAAAAGGGATCCTAGTGATCCCTTTTTATTATCCTATTTTACTTCTCCAAGATGGCAAAGAAGTTTTCATGAGTACGCTAAGAGTCAGAGAATTTATTCCCGCAGATGAACTTGATGCTCCACCCCCCGGCGAAGGTTGTGTTGGAATTGGCATACTCATACCCGGCGACAACTGGTTTTCGCTAGTTGGTACATTTTCGAACCCAGACATTGTGCCTTGCTGGGCCATTTTTAATGCTGTGTTTTGATGCACTAATTCTATTGTTTTCTTTAAAAATGTCTCATGCACCTTTTCAATTTTAATGTTGCTTTTTATTGTGCTATTGGTGTTTATCTCATCAAGTGGAATTATTGCTTCGGGTCCGCTTTCCCCAACAACAACTTTAGTTGGTTTCTGTACGATTCCACCATCTTCTAATCCTGGTAAAATTTCATATGATGAATTATTCTTGCTGAGAAACTTCACCATATTGATTTTTTTGTTTCTTTTATTGAATATACTTCTATTGTTGTTTTTTACATTGGCTGAATTTACATTGTAGTTGTGATCTTCGTTAAACGTGTTCTTGTTTGTGGTGTCTGTTGTGTATTTTTCTTCATTGAATATATTCTTGTTTGTGTTATCTGTTGCATCTGTTGTGTGTGTTGTGTTATCGACATCAGTAATACGAATATCTTTTAAATCGTTTTTTGTTTCAATGAAATTTATATCATTAGTTGTTGTGTGTGCATTTACATCATCTTTTCGATTATTATTTAAAACACTATTGAAGTTTATTTTATTTTCTGTTTCTATATTAATGGGAGCCTGTTTGTTGTTTTCGTGGATGAAAATACTCGGACTGTTGGTGTGATAATAGTTTTGTATCTTTTTATTTAACGTTGTGTTTTCATGTATTTGAGATTTGTTTGTTGTTTTATTATTAACTTTGTTCACAAAGAGTTTTAAAATTTTAGACAATTTATCGCTAAGATCAGAAATGTTTATTGCTGGTTCTTTTACTGATTTTTCATTCTTTGGTTTTTCTTCTGGTGGAATTTCCTTTTCCGCCTTTGGAATATCATAATTTCTTGAATCGTCCTTATGTATCTGTGGAGAATCAGATTTATTTTTTTCTTGTGGAATATCCAATGCGTCTAGTAGTAGATTTCTTTTGTTTGGTTTTTCTTTCATATTTTTCTCGTTTATTGTCTAATGTTCTTTTCTAGAATTTTCTTATTCTCGGTATCTATATGTTCCCTCAATAGTGCCACATAAATATCTCTTTCCCATGGTATCATTTGTTCTAATTCAGTTAAGTTATATTTGTGATGTTGCATCAACTGAAAATTTAAAGTAAAATAATCAAAAAGAGAGATGTGACTGAGGGCTATAGAAAAAAATCTCCGAGTCCACTAAACATTATCCTCCTTTCAACACCATCTGATGTTGTGTATTTCTCTTCGTGCTCAATTCTCGGTGATGTTTCTAGG